ATTGTAGGGTCTTCCAGGTAGATGTCGACGAACTTCTGGGCCCGTTCAACCTCTTCACGGAACTTAGCCTGCACAATCTTTATGAGGCCGGTTATCCTTTCACGGACCTCCTCATCTTCAATCAGGGAAAGCAAGTCGTCAATGGTTTCGTTTAAAATCATCTCAACAATAACATTCTCCTGGTAGATAAATTCGGTCATGAGGTGATGCTTTGCGAAGTAGTCGGCCGTCTTAACCTTTACGAGCAATTGTTCTCCGTCAGGATTCTTAAAGGTAATCACACTTCCCTCCTTGTCCTCCAACGTCTCATACTTCTTCATTAAGTCGTCCAGGGAAGTGAAGTCAAACGTCTCGTTTTCGGTCACTTTTAGCCCTTCTGGGACACTTTCATCGAAGAGATAGTCTCCTGTTACTCCGTCCCTTATCTTAATGAGAGAGAGGCTGGAAACGCTGTATTTGATGACAATACGATTTAACGGGGAGGTGTATTCAAAGAAAACGCAATGTCCCTTGTCGAACTGCGCCCTAACAAAAGACTTTAATACTTCGTCTTCGTTAAATATTGCCATTGCCTTTGTCACCTGGTCTGCATCAAAAGAATTCTTGGTCTTCGCAACGATTTCTCCATCAGGAAGTTCTATGAACGTAATCATTGAACCATCAAGCTTATTCGATACATTCACAACCTCGTAATCCTTGATATCGTGTGCCTGGGTTATCTCGGTCTCATTTACGTTGAAAAACTTATGCAGGCCGAGGAACCTCTTGTACACAGTTCCGTCTTGATTGAATACAAAAGTCAGGCCACGCATTTCGAACGCGTTGTCTTTCTTAAAATCATCAAACATTGCCAGACGATAGTTGAAAACGGATACATCATACCCGTTCACCTTGTGCTTTGTCTCATAAAATACAGGGTTCCTCTGGCATATAGCTACTGCCTCGTCATATGAAGGTATAAAACGCATAACAACTATTATTGTACAAAAACCGTGCCAAAGAAACAAATATAGCCAACAATTTTTCAGAAACTGATGGCTATAAAATGTTATTATTGTTTAACTAATATAATTTATTGCCCATTTTCTTCATCGTCAATAACAAAATTGAACACCCCATCGTTATCGTCAGTAACAAAATAGAACTCCCCATCGTTATCGTCAGTAACAAAATAGAACTCCCCATCGTTATCGTCAGTAACAAAATAAAATTCTTGTTTTCCGTTCTGTATTACTACCGTTGTTGCAGAGACAGTTGGATAGTCGGTACAATAAGCAGTAATGGTATGTTCGACGGGTGACGTGCTTTGGTTTGGTCTTATTATAAATGTCCCCTGTTTTTGGGTATTTGTTTGCCCTAAGTATTTAACGGTTATAGGAACATTCGAAGGGGTCGTTGTTGCTGTATAATAAATCCTTGTTGCTAACGCATCTACAGGTGTATCTGCTGTTAATTCATCAATGGTCGGCATTTCAGCCCCTCTAACCCATATTTCAACCGATTTTGGTTCTGCATATCCTTGACGGTACATAACCTTTACAATCGCTGAATGCATTGCTTCAACATCCTCATTGTGACCGGTAATGTCGCCATTTTCAACTTTAACAAGCGATGTATCTGTTGAAGACCAGGTTGCAAGTCTAGTAACGTCAGTACTACTTACTAATATTCCGTTTTCATATACGTTGTACGTTGCAGTTAAACTAGTTGTTCCCATTGAATCTATTGTTATTGGCCCCGTTATTGGTCCATTATCATCGCTTAGGACTAGTTCGTAAGTCATTGTTGGCTCGACCGGTTTAGGTGGCTCTGGTGCTGGCGGCGGTGTGGGCTGTACCCTTTCATTCTTAAATTCCCAAGCTAAGATACTCGTTGAAGGTATCATTTGCGTGAGATATGGCATAACGCTATTCTCAATATATCTTTTGAATGCAGTTTTTTCTTCCTCTCTTGCTTGTTCTGGAAGATTAAAGCAAACCACAATATTTTTTATATTGACAATTGAGTTCGCCGCCGCTTCTCCGTTTTTGCCGGCATTTCTCTCTGGGTCAAACGGGTCTAATTTTGTTTTCCTTCTATATATCGGGTCAGCACTTTCTCCGATTACCGGTAGATTGTTTATGTGAGCCGAACTAGAGTTTAAAAGACTTGCAATTTCATAAGAAAGTGAGGCATTGCATCCGCTTTTTGCTATTTTTGAATCGTTACAGTTTCTTATGTTACAAATTCTGTCAGTAACATCAACTTCCTTAAAAGTAATCGTCCTTGGTGCTACTCCACATTCTTCCGGTTTTGCATAGGCAGCTTCCTTACCATATTTTTTATTGTAATCGTCAGAAAAGAACCAGCATTTCCTGTTATCTTCCTGCATATCGACGTCGAATTTAAACTTTGCTATTTCACTACAAGTACCATCGTCAATTCCAATAAAGTTTTTATTTAAAATCGAGTATGCAAAAATTTCACTCATTCCACTAACATAGTCCATACCGTCATCATACGTTCCACCTCCGATATGCGGGTTGTTTCCAGTGGTGTTGTCCTGGATTGACTCAAGATAAAGTACCAATGTTCCTGCCGTGGAAGCACTTGGATTCAGTATTTCGTCCATAGGAATGCTTCTCCATCCATATTTTTCGGTTTCGAAACTATAACCAAGGAACTGGTTCATATCCGAATTTTCAAGAACAAAATAATGGGAGGCGTTTTCTACTTCGTTAGGAAAACCAGGGGTATAAACGTCCGTTATTTTTGCTATGTCGGTCATATAGAAGACATCATGCTTGTTTGACGAAGCAAAAGCTTGTTGAAGCAATTCATCAAAATCCTTCGCAAACTTCAATCTTGCCTGGGTTTCCATATAAAGAGGGGTGGCCCCGCTTAAATCGGTTATACTGGTTATCGCTGGGGCTATTTCAAGGTCTATGTCCATATTACGCCTTTTTCCCCATCCACCGTGCTTTTGGAAATAGAGTCCGTCATCATATTTCTTCCCATATGAAAACCAAGGAACAACATATGAATAATCATAAGGGTTTTTCGGGTCGCTTGGATTTTCGACAAAATAACCAACCTCAGTAACAGGAATACCGCAGTAGTCCCCGTAAGGGTCCATAGAGTTAAAATTGACCTTATACTTGTTTATGGTCGATACGTCTTTTGCTAATGGATAAGAAAAGTCTTTACCTTGTGTTTCGTTACAGAAGTGTGGGAAAGAGGTGCCAGAAAATACACACACATATTCATGAATGTCATATTCCTCCGGTTTAAAGCCAAACATTGCTAACATGGTGTCTAAACCTCTTCTGGTCCCCTTCAAGGAAAAGAGATATTTGGAATTAAGTTTAAGCCTGCGAAGGTATTCGTTATTAGCATTGCTTGCCGTATAACCAGAAGTCATTCCGGAATAAAGCACGTCGGTTCGTAAATCGTTGTCCGTTGTTATCTTCAGGGTTTTTGTCTCCCATCCAGAGTTTTCAAGGGCATCGGTCAGCGTGTAGTCCGGTGTATTCGATTTCTGGTTATAAGTAATTGTGTTAATGGACTTTATACCGTCTGCATATCTCTTGAGGTCATCGAACTGTCGGCCATATATCTTTGTTATCGGCTCTATCCTGGATGTATCAATTTTACTCATATCCTCGGTATCTCCGTCGGTGTTTGAAACATACGTCCAGTCAAGTGTCTTTATTGCCTCGTGAGTAAGCGACCGCCACATATTGTCGGTAAAAACCTCATCATAAAATTCGGCCGCCGCGATAAGGCTACTAAGGTAAGAAGAATAAGGTCCGTTTAAGTCCGGGTTAAAACCACCGCAAAGTGATGGCCACGTATAGGACTTCATTTCGTATTTGATTCCGGTGTCGGTTTGTATCGGGGTCTCGAAATTTGCGGTATATAATGGTTTTATATCACGGTTAAGAAGTACCGCCGTGAAGTCATCACAGTCGCGGAAATAATCTTCAACTATTTTTTTCTTAGGCCTTATATGACAACCAGCTCCGCCACCAGTATATAAATAAAACATAGAATTGTCATCATAGTTTTTAAAAATTTTTACTATGACTTCAATGCCACCATTAAAGGTAAGCTTGACCTCGGCCAACTGGTCTATCCAAATTTCTTTTCCATCAAAACACGTCCCACTGCCTGTAGGGGTGATTGAAAATCCACTTAATTCATGTTCAGACCCACTTTTGTCGATATATGTATAACTCGAGCCACATAATGTAAAATACCTTAGTGGGTTATATACACTTTCCGGTTGAACATTTATCGTTGTGATGTCGATATCATATTCGTTATAAAGAATGTTTCCGGATAAGGCAAATTCGTTTTCGCTGTCAAAGCTATAACCGGCACCATTTTCAGCCTTGTAAATGTTAGCTGTTTCATCTGACAAGTACATTTCGGCCGGAAAATCTGTAATAACGCCATTCACGGTGCCCTGTATAAGCTTAACGGCAGAACCATAGCACGCAAAATCCCTCAGACTTGAATAATCTGGTTTCAGCCTTATCCTGGTTTCTTCCGTAATTCCGCTATCGATAATAGTATCCATAGTCCAGGCGCCTCTTTCGTCGGTCGAGCCACTTGGATTTGGTACGAACTTACCCCTTACATGCTTTTTCTGGGCATTTATTCCTAACCTTGATGTGAAAACGAAGTTCGAATCGCCAATCACATATTCACCCTTGAGCGCGTTCGGCAACGGATTTATGGTCGTATAATCGTTCTCATAAATCGTTGTTTCGCCTTTTTTCTTGTGTTTCCGGCGCAGGGTGAAATCGGCCTTTGTTGTTATATACCTTGACATATTCCTTATTCAACTATGTTATCGTAATCTTCACTGCTATCGATATTTTCTCTCTTTCTCTTTACCGTATAGAGAGGCTCACCGAGGGCATTTTTCTGCTCGTAGAAATCATATTGCTGATAGATTTCCTTGTTGTCATTGTAATGGGTCATAATTGCATTGTCATGGTCCATAATCGTATCACCTTCAAGCATTGTAGTGATGGTTTCAGCATCGTGTTCAACCATTTCGATTTCTATCATTACCGGACTGAACTTTGTGTTGATGATTGCGACTTTATCCTTTTCTTCAACCCCAGTACCAATATTCGGTGCAACGTTCGGACTATAATCACCATATGAGCAAGGAGTTAAAGTACAGAACAACAGGTTTGCCGAACTGTCTGTATATTGGTACCTTTTAGGGACGCTAACCGAATCAGAAACACTTACCCATATTGGCTTGCAGAAGTTACAAGACGTTATAATGAACGCCCTGTCGGTCCTTACAGCCGGTTTAACCGTGGTATCAAAATATTCAATACGGTATCCGGTAAGGTCGGTTACTCCATCTACGGCGTTCTTGTTTATTACAACGCCCCTAATGTCCGGATAATCCGCAAGTACGCTTACATCAGCCAGGTTTGTGATATATTCCTTGGGACGTATATAGACCGTATAAATACCAGTATCGTTAAACGTGTCCAACGGAAGACGCAGGTTAAACATACCAGGAAGTATGTCCTCTATCTCACCATTTACGTCTCCCTTTGATGCCACAAGGTTAGACGCACTGAGGACTTTAAATTGTGTAAAATCTTCAGCTGTCGTGCTTCTATTCGGTCTGTAGAAATAAAATAATTCAGCGTCTTTCAGCGGGTCTATCTTAGCCGACCTGACTGTTCCGTACAATCCACTCATTGTTTTTATATGTTAAAAAAGTTATTTCCGTAATTTACAAGGTCCTGCATTGTATTGCATTCGCTTAATTTATAATGTTTTTCAAAAGCAGATACGCCGCCTCTATCTATCGTTACATTCACATCAACCTTAGGTGGTAAGGAGAAGTTCGTAAGATATTCTTCCTTTGTTAAATAAGCATCATCTGCATAACTATATCCGTCATTATCTTTCTTTGTCCAAAACTCACCAGATGCCATCCTTATTATGTTGGCCGTATTTCCAGTTCTATAAAGGTTATATCTTGGACTGTAAAATTCCTTTGCCGCGCCGTCGAAGTCTATATAGTTCGAATAAATAGGTACTTTATCAACGCCATCAAGGGCAACGTAATCCACATGACCTTTTTGCAAGGTATATTTCTCGTAATAAACGTCACCTCTTTCAGTATTTGTCCATTCTAAATAGTTTCCAAACTTGTCTCCATTAAAATAGCCGCCAACAACATATGTAACTTCGAACGTCGTGCTCAAAATCTTTAAATCGATAATAAAATCTCCTCTATATATGTACGGGTCAGTTTCAGTTGTACCACTTTTAACTAGATAAACATTCGTTGCATTTCCGATACTATAGGGAACTTGCATTGGATTATCAACTGAATTGGCATACTTTACCTTGAAATAAAACCTTGTGGCTGTTGCTTCGTCGCCGTTTTCTTCACTATATACCTCGCATATTCTTTTACCAGCGGACTCTGTTGTTACTGAACGATAAAGTGGTTCCCCAGCTATTTCTTCGCTAGTTAGACCATCCCCATTACCAAGCTCCACCTGGTCCGTATATGGTCGCGTTACCCATTCGTCATCAACCTTATCACAGACAAAAAATGGATTATCAGTCACCTCTGCCATAGGTACAAACAATCCGGGGAGAAGGTTGTCAAGGTCATCAGTATATTTTTTCCTATTTCTTAAAGTCCATAAAAGTGATTCTACCTCTATTGCTGTAAGACCACTTGTCGGGTATTCATGATTTGACCCACTCATTATAATCTCGTCTATAGTTAAACCTACGCCGGAACTATTAAATAAGTCTATGTCAAACTGGGTTAAACCATATTTTTCTTCCTCGCTATTGGCACTCATAACTCCATGAGGCCTTGTTACATCACTATTTACCGGGCCAGGAACATTTTCATCATAATCAACACCGTCAATATTTGTTAAAACACCGACATCAGTATAGTTTTGTCTAAGAAGAAGCGGCATTTCAATATATGGTACAGCGTATTCTATTGCTTCAAAGGCGGCACGTTTATTCTCGCAATCATCTTCGTGGTCATTTAAAAATGCGAGCATATCTTCTCCACCCATATCTTCCCACAACCTTGCATTACAGCAATCAGCAGATAGTTTCTGATAATTTTCAAGCCAATCCTTATATTCTTTAACATCAGCACATGGCATTGATTTGGGCGCCTTTATATGTTTGTTAAAAATTGATGCCGGCACTTTTATGTTGCCTATAATGTCATCAACAATCTCGCAATAATCAGACCACTTTTTATGCTCGTCATCTCCAATTACATTATCCGTGATTCCTGCCGGTATTTTTACTCCGGAAAAATAGTTCGCCATTCCAGAAAACTTCTCATAGTCGCCAATCAGGACAATAAAATCATGCGTAACTTCTTCTGGTTTTTCCGTTCTGTATATATCCCTCGTTTCTTCCCTTAAACTGTCAATTTGTGTAGATGTGAAGTCTTCTGAATTGTACGCAGCATAATCATATAGATAATCTGGGGCCGTTCCTCCACTAAAACATTCATTGTTCCAAACAAAAGAACCAACGTCTTCTGTAAAAATTATCTCCCCGTCTTTCGTGGCAACCTTCCTAATCCTAACCCCATCACGGACCATGTTAAGGAGTGAATAGTAGTTATGGAGCATCGTCTCATATGTTTTTCCTTTGTCAGCAAGAAAACAAGGGTTAGCTACAAATTGCCCCCAGTTGCCGTTTGGTCCGTCGGCAATTTCGAGGTCAAGCGCACCAATCGTATTACATAAGCTTTCCGAAGAAGAATGCTGACTATATGCCTTGCCGAATTCATAATATGGCACAAGACCTTGCGTTCTGGTTCTAGCCCCATCAATACATATTTTCCTCTTTATGTAGTCCATACCTACCTTTATTATCTTTCTACTTTTTCAGATTTTATCATCGGTTCAAATAAGTTTAATACCAGCCTATCATTCTCCCATATTATTCCGCTACATCTGTCATCTTCTGCAGAAACCGCATCCGGAAAACTATATACATAGCCCTTTTTACCAAGTGTTATCTTTATAGGAATATAAAGAGTTTCAAGGTAATTTTCAATTGTTAGCTCTTTTGGTACGTTGCCTTCTTTTGGCCAATATATTAAAGGCACTGTCCTTCCTATTCCAGCATGATTAAACTCAACCTTCATATAAATAGCTTGGTCGTCATTTTCAAGTGGTGCATCCTGTCTGAAAAGATAAAGATTAAACCCTTCTCCGGACCTGGTCATATCATACTCATCATTGACCATTAGCTGACAAGTAACTGCACTACACGGGTCTGTTGTTGCCGCTGATGACCATACTACCGGATTTTCTAAATGGTCATAATCTTCATTGTTTTCTTCAAGCCAGGCCTTCCTCTTAACGTACTTACCGAAAAGGTCTCCACTATCCAGGAAAATTGTTGAGTAATAAAGAAGGTTTTGCGTGAGTGGGTCCTTTGAATCATAAAAAGATAGTCTTATAAATGTTTGTTTTACTCTATTTTTTTGGTTATATATATCGTCGTCCGTAAAACCAAGATATCCTATCAAATTTGATGAATTAACAAATTCTTCATCTTCATATAATTCATTCCTTTTTTTTGGCGTATCATTAACACCGTTACCGTTCCAAGTATCGGTTTCATCATTTAAGTGCCACACATCCTCAAAACTATATTTGGTTTGTCCTGACACCCTTGTTCTAAAGTGAAGATTGAAGGTTAAACCTGTTGCGAGATATGTTAGACCATCTTCGGTATTATCAAAAGCAGGGGCGTATTTAATCTTTTCTAGGTCAATAAAATCCGGTATAATGCTATCCTTTATTTTTTTAACAAACAATTCATTAACCTGATATTCCTGGAACATTCTCTTTGCATCATAATCTTGCTCAAATGTCAAACCAAGGTTCATAAAATTCGAATCCCTTAGAATTGAAATCGATTCACCGTCATGGTTAAAAAAGACTATTCTTCCGTCGTTTAAGGTGTGGTAAAATGGATTCGTTGCAAATAAAACTTGGTCTCCTGGTTCCGGTTTAAACAACTCAGTTCCCGAAACAAGCCTGCTGGTTTTTGCGAGAATACTGTTCCTTTCCATTGTTTCATAATTAAACCTCATTGTCGGTTCATCGCAACAACCGGTATCGACGGGGATAATGTCTTTACCCCTAATAAGTTCTCCAGGATAACATAATGCTAGCCCCCCGAATTCTATGACACTCTCACCTCTCCTTACATAAATTGTATAATCCGCAAGGTCCTCAATATCACAAAGGAGCATATTATGGCTAACATTGAAAAACATTTTATACTTAAAACCTTCTGGTGATGTTATTTCACTAAAACTAGTTAAAATAAGTGGGGTTATGTAAATGTAATCAATATATACATATAGGTAATTCCCTTCGGCTACTATATTCTTTATCTCTACGGTTTCTTCGCATACCCTTAACATTTCACCAGAGTTTCCGCTTGCTGTTTTTTCAAACGTAAGTTCTCCCCCAATCTTTAATTCGTTTCCAAATGCTTTTTCAACTACAATATAGACGTCATTCCCACTTGTCCCACCACTAATAAACGGAATCGGAACAGTAGAAACAACCTCGTTTGTTTTTTTTGTTATTTTGAACGTTTTCATATTAACAAGCATTTACCATCGAGTCAATTATTGTTTGAATATAGTCAAAGTCAAGTTTAGCATCCCCTTCAACCTGGAACCTACGTAACGGATTATCGCCTGACGGTCTAAAAAGTTTAAAATCATTATTTGGGTCCTGGCGTCTTACAAAAACATTCAAATTTCTATGTATGTAATTTCTACCATTCGTAAATGGCATGTTGTAGATTGGAGAGTCGCTGGATAGGTCTGACATTTTTTTCAAGCCCCTCCATACAAGTTTCTGTGATGAAGGCAAAAATATTGCATAATTCGGGGCGTTTTCCTCCATAAGAGATATTATGTATGTGCTTTTCCCATTAGTCTCTTCAATTTCACCCTTTAGCCCCCTTTCGTCTATTTCTTGTTCGGTCGCAATGGTAATGCTAAGTCCAGTCATACTTTCTAAAAAACCGCGATAAGTCATGTCATTAGCTATATCATATATACAGAATGGCTGCCCGGCAATTATGTTATTAGTGGGAATTGGAGATTTTATCGTTATAAGATATAAAGTTTTAAGCTCTGTCGTACCTATTTCTGGATTATAACATTCCATGTCCTTAATTTCTACTGACGCTGTACTAGGACTGAAGTTAATTCTTCTAACACTAATTGACTGAGTTTCGTCTTCTATTTCTTTTAATGTTACTTCATAAAACGGTGAATAAAAATATCCCTCCGGAGCAATATTCCCCGGGAAATCTGCAGTAGCAGTTTCAGATACATTCACTTTATTTAGCGTGTATGACGAAACTTGAAACTTATCGTCATCACTATCGTTTGCTGCGCCAAACACAACCGGAGCCTTTGTAGCTTTAGTAGCGACAATTGAACCGTCTTTATATGCTTCTCTTTTTTCCGTCATCATTAAATAATTGTCGTCTTATTAATTTTCCCTTTCAACATCATAAAGGTCACCAACAAGTTCGTCGTAATTAATGTTATAATAGTCTTTATTTGTGAGACATTCCCTCTGGGCTGTATTGAATCTATGATAAACTTTCTCTATCGTGGTTTCTATAAACATTGCCTTGTTGAATTCAACTATATCCCCATAAAACTCACTGTATGTTTCGAGTGTTAAATCACTTTCAAGAGGCATCGGTGTTCCATCAGTATAATGACCGACCGGAGCCTCTTTCATTATCTTACCTAAACCTTCTCTATAATTCAAATCACAGTCACTGCTAAAAACATTATACAATTTGCGTACGTTAAAATCAGTTGAAGCTGTGTCTTTTGGTAAATCAAGACCGGAGGTAACGTCCCCGAAACAATGCGAGTACTCTATAGTGTCTGCGGTGAAATTTCTTTGTTCATACCATTCTGCGTGGCCACGGTTGGTTTTTTCCGCCATAAAATAGACGGAAGAAAGTGGGCGTCCTAAGTTGTCTTTTAAACCGGTAACACAAATATCGTCATCAAAAATAATCTGCGCAACCCTATCTCCGTATATATTCTCCGCATAAGCAATCTTGTTTTGGGTGTATTCTAATGGGATTTCCACCCTCTCAAAAAAACTATTATCGAGTTCAATATACTTAGGACTATCAGATTTAACCACTGATGGCTCTTTTGTAAGTTTAACTATTATTTCGTCGTCCGCTATGTCTTCTCTTCTGGTTTCTACATATTCGTAATTTGAGAGACGTTTGAACTTTCTGAAATAATATTTGTCATCATAGCCATTCTCTATCTTACGGTAAAAAAACATGATATCTAGTTTAACCACCCTATTACTGCCCTCATAATCTACATATCCAAGTTTTTCTGTTGTTTCATTTTCTATATCGCAAAACGTACTTACATCAGATAGTTTTATAGTAAAATATTTATCTGTGTCGTCTCCTTTAACGTCTCCTGTTCCGACAATTTTTACTGGTACCGAATATCTTATAATTTCATCAAATTCCCCTGTTTCTGGATTAACTTTTGCATAAAACAGTCTTATATTGTCCCCTGGAACCAGTGTATGCCTAAGAAGTGAATGCATTTCTATCATAGGGTCACCAACATTATTATGTATAACTCTCTGACTCACGACCTTCACACCGTTCGGTATCTTCTTCTGATTTTGCTTTTTCCATGCGCCCCATTCTTCACTCGTCCCGGTAAAATTAAGCATGACGCGATTAAACATATCGTAATCACTTTCAAAAGGATACACTATTGCGCAATCCCAGTTACGTTCAAGACGTTTTTTGTAACGATTAACCTTAGGAATAAAACTGAAAAGTTCCCTATTTGGATATAGGTCAATAAATCCGCAAGACACTTCATTATTTAAAACCTTGTTTATAGACACATCAAATGAGTTATCGTTAGGGTCTTTCAAACTGCCGTTTGGAATATTTATGTAACCAGTGTTGTAAAAACCGTACCAACCATCAACAGTACGAAGGTTATCATAAAAAGCTGTATTTATTGTTTTTATATTGTCCAATTGATACATTCGAACAGGCACTTTGTTAATGGTTGTTACAGGCCCTTCGCTTTCATTTATTACCCTTGTTACTGTTTTCCCACTATAATCTACTGAATAATCAAAAATAGTATTAAACTGTACCGCATTCTCACGCTTACTACTACCCTCCATCATAACATGGGCAAAATCATTTGTTCTAAGAAGATGATTATTGAAAATGTCATAACCACAATGATATTTAAAGTTTCCTATTTTTTCGTGGGATATTTCTGTGTCTCTAACAGCAAAAATCTGGTCAATTAAATCCGGATTGCTCGGGTTTCCGCTTGTATTAAACATCCCGTTCGGAAAAATATTTTTATCCGTTCTTTTTACAAGCGGAGTCTGAATGGTCGAATCAACCAGACTGACTGCAGAATAGCTTCCCTCTCTATAAACAGGTTCAGTTACGGCATTAAACAAAGCGTTGGTACAAATTGGATTGACCGTGAAAATCATCCTGTAGTTTTCACATGCATTGCGTTCTTCAACATAAAGGTCGTTTAATCCTATCATTCCTGCTGTTGTTGAATAAGGGATTAAACGGGATTTTGCCGAGAGGTCTATATTGAAAGACTTCTCGGCATTTCCTTGCATCCTATTTAAACTTTTTTCCTGTAAAAATTCTCTTTGCATGTTTTTAAGATTTGTGCTTATTTTTGTAAATTACTCTTCTGACTCTGAGTTTGGGTTTTGTTTTATGTGGTATTTTCTAGGGGTACTTTCGCCATCACCAGACAATTTAAATACAATATCACATTCCCTGCTGTCATCTGTGTTGTTTTCTTGTACCGTCACACTTATGGATTGCGTGTCTGGTCCTCCACTTTCTTCATTAATAGTTACCCATGCAGTTCCTTCTGGTGACACACTTAAGTTGAATTCAGTATTTGCAGTTACGCCAATTTGTATCGTCTGCTCTTCATAAGTTATTCCTTCTTCCGGCGGAGTAGAAACTGTTATTCCCTCAGCCATTCCACCAGCTTCTCCGGGATACATTACGTCAAGCGAGCCAATCGGGTATAATTTATACACTACCATCTTTTTCTTTGTAGTATTATCAGCTCTTGTATAAACTGAAATAAATGCACTAACGTTTTGGGGGTTAAATAATGTACCTTCGTGTATTTGGTCTTGTATTCTAAATCCAACGCCAAGCTTATTTTCGGTTTTTATTAAACTTATAATTTTGTTTATATCTTTTACACATTCATTTTCTAAAGAATATTTGTGCAAAAGAGTTACTCCTTTTCTTTTTACTTGGTCTTCACCCAGGAAACTTTTATTTACTTTTGTCCCCTTACTATTAGTTAATGAAAAAGTATATTTTGTTCCATCAACTAAAACTTGAACTGCCGCACCTTTCGTGTCGTATTCAGCTTTTTTATTATAATATCCATAGGCATATACTTTATCATTTGAACCAACTTTATATACACCTAAATCTACAAAAATATCTCTATCAGCCTTATCTATCCAGTATATACTAGTTGTATCCGGTATTGTATCAGCAAACAAGAAACATGTTTTTCCTTTACTATCAATACCATCATCAGTTGTTGCCATTATTTTTAATTTTTGATGGAATGATGTTTCAATGGAGCAACTATCCGTTAAAGTCTGAAGGTCGAACCCGTTATCATATCTTCCTGTTTTAATCTGCGGGTCTATATTTTCCAAGTTCGGAAAACCCTCAGTAATTCCATAGGATATTTCACTAACTGTTTTATCTGAGGATTGATAACCTGATATTTCACGATAAAAACCGAGCGACTCTGAACCTTTACCGAATATAAAAGTTCTGTCTTGTTTATAATCATTTTTTGTATCCACCGATAGTTCATCAAAAAATTTATTATCGTCCTTGAATATTAGATATGTAGCATAATCTGTACTCGTATCTCCAGAATAAAACTTATCGCCAAATGTTAAACCGTTATGTACAGCACCTTCAACTTTATAAGATAGAGGTAATTCTACTTTTTTAACAGTCGTAACATTTTCTTCATTTTGCTCCAATGTTAGTCCAGTTAAATTCCACGTAACGGCCGAAACCTCTGCATAAAATGGTTTATATATTACCGGAACCCTTAATGTCGGATAAACCGTTGAAAGTTTTAATATTTTAGTCAGGTTTTCTACGGGAACACCTTCATATGGATTATTTGTGTTCCTTGCTATCATTACGTTATTGTCTTTAATGATTGGAAATACTATTGTTCCGTTTTCAAATACAACGATACAGCCATGGTCTTTTTTAAAACCGTTCCCCGAACCATTGTATGCTATTTGCAAGTTTTTGCCTTGTGTTGAAAGTCCTGTAATAACTATTGATGAAGCCGATGCCGCCGCCCTTCCATCGCTAGTGTAGGCCATACAGTCAAACGGATTCCTTCCTGTAATTGTTCTTGTGTTCCAATACATTGTTGGAATAAACGACCAACTTTCATCAATAGACGTTCCTATATAACTATCATAATCGTCTTTGTAGAACGTGTCATTCGAAACATATGCGCTAGTTGTTAGACCTCCTGACTCAGACTGACAAAATACAGCGATTTCAGTGTCTTTTGAATTGGTATATACATAGCTATTATATCCGTTCCCGTCATTGTCATATTGACGATAGTACGTATGCCTAAAAAGCCAATTGTCGACCGAATTACCACTAAAAATGCTTGGGTCGTTTAGCCATTTATCATCTTGTATTTTACCAATTCCACTTCCTTCATATCCTGATTTATAACCAAGTCTTTCACACGAAACATAAAACTCAACATTTTGGTTATCATCAATCTGTGCGGAATAAATTGCTATTGTATTGTTATTGTATTTTAAATATATCTCATATTTTCCAATACTTTCTATTTTATACAAATACCATATATTTCCATCTGCGTCAGTATAGTTGTAAGGATTGGATAGTGACTGGGTGCTTTCGCTGCCATTCTTGCTGTAAATAAATGAAATTTGCCCATCAGAAATTTTAAATTGATGCCCTAAGATTTCAATTTCATTAGAAATCTTAAAATAACCACCATATTTAAATACATCATCGCCAGTCGGTATTACACTACTTGACAGCCTTGTATCATATCTAAAATTAATAGATTCTATATCAATATTTACAGATTTTTCACCATACACAAACGTCTTCGATACAGATTGTCCTAACGAGTCAGTTACGTCGATTGTGTATTCATGACCTATTGTTAATTTAATGTACTGATAATCATCGTCTTTTCCACCAAATTTTATTATATCATTAACCGTTGTTATTTCAGAATAATTATTCTTGTCAAAATTATCTTTAAAAACAACAACATAAGGTTCAAGCATATTGTTAATAATCAAAGTGGCTGAACAAACAATCTTCCCGTCATCAGACTCACCAATATTTTCAATAATATCTATTGACGGGCCTCGCATAACGGAATTTGACTCACATTCACTAAAAAACTGTTTTTTAAATTCGTCAAGTGCTGTTGAACCATCTTTAAGTCCAAAATAAAAATAAAACGAATTTTCATATTGTGGTAAAGTATATCCGTATTCCGATTTCGCCAAAAAATGTTTTTTCTGCTCCCTTTCGGATAGAGATTTTAATCCGAAACGAAACATATAATAATCATTTATTGTATCTTCAACGGTTCTTGTCTCTGTGTATGCTGATTCCTCAGGGTCATAATCTTCCGGTTCAGACCAATCTGTAAAAATTCTTTTAAAAAAGTCAGTAGCGTCTGTTAAACCATACGGCATTTCACTATTGTTAACCTTTCTATTGTATGGTGACTCGTCTTCTGGCGTTCCATTACCAGAATGAACATATTTAAATAATCCACCGTCAAAACCATCTGGTCTAAGGAAAGTAAAATTATATTTCTTATAACCAGTTTTTTCATCCGTACCTGTCGCAATTAGTTTGTTTTGGTTCATGGTTGCAAACATTGACCTAAACGTCGCACCTTCTATATCAACATTAGATATTAGACCGGTTGGTACATAGTAACGATACTTAGGTATACCATCATTATTGTACCCCCTAAGTTCTTCTCTTCTTTGTGACATTGTTGCGCCCATTTCGCATATACGCTTTAAATTGACACAAGATTTAATATTGGTTTCACTATTAATGCAAGACAGTCCCAAAAAATGACCTCCTGGGTAATATAGGTACTTAAATCTCTTATTATTTCCCTTAAAAATCCTTTTTATAAAATCAGCAGGAGATTCCGGGTTACCTGCTTTAGCATCGTCTTGTCCCGGCCCAGAATAGTTCCACATAATTCCAGCAGCTTCCGTAACAGCAATAGGGTCATCATTTTCACCGTAACTTATCCGGTCTTCACGGTTCAACATCTTGGAGGATGCTTTATATGTAGATTCAAAATCTGGTGTTACGCGTGTTGCAGCAGGAATTGGCTCGTTTGTTTTATCGGACGAAGTTGTACATATTGTCCCATCTCCTTTTGCATATATATACGAATCGTCATCCATTGTTGTTAATGCTAAATTCGTTGGCATTATGTACGACGTATTATTCAGGTACTTGAAAGACTGCGGAATCCCATTTTCGTCGCAATCATTCAATGTACCCAAAAGTACGACATCGGTAGCAAAAAGAAGCGTTCTACTATCCTTTGCATACGGGGTGTCTTTCCATTCACATGGTTTTAAATAATAAACAAATTGATTAAGCATGGTTGTCTGTTCGGTTACCAAACCAGATTTTGCCCCGAAAATGCTTGAACGATGTATTCCGTTCGCCTTGTGACATTTTGCCGGGAAAATCATTAATGAATCCGAAGTACCATCGTCTTTATATTTTTGATTTTTGTTACAAGCTGGAGGTGTTGTAATAGTTGTCCATGGTTCCCCGGACTTACCAGTGTAAGAAAGCGAACATTGCTGGGTATAATACCTGGATTTCTTAACCCTCGAGTCAGCAGAATTCATACAACCCTGCACTTTATCTCTATAATAGCTTGTTAAACCATCTCTAAAACTGAATCTATACCTTTTTTTCCTTTTTACCTTCCTCATCCATCTTGGAAAATAAAGTACACCATTCACCCAGTCATTATAAAAATCAAACTTAATAACCCTATATTCCTGAGCCAAATTCATTTCAAAACAATTTAAAAGGTAGTCGACATCAGTTGTTAAGCAAGCACTTTCCTCTTCTTCCTTTGTTGTGTTTTGAACATCAATTGACGTTTCATCCGTATATTCTGTGGATGTCATGGTATCGCCAGTATTTTCGGTGCCTTCCGGACTATTTCCATTCCCAATTGCTGCATTTAAAGTGTTTGTCATTAACGTTGTACGCAATGAACCGTACTTGCTATCTATTCCCGACGCACAACCAGGAGCAAAATACCACCCTTCCATATCTGGGCATAATCCATCACCAATAAAAGTACAGTGTAAACTAAATTTATTGACACTGTCTTTTATTATATTTTCCGTAAGTTCGTCGACTTTAGGTATTAAAATCCAGCTAAACGGGGGTAGCAGTCCGACTAAAAGACTCTTGAGTACGAGTCCCAAAGCATCAACAAGGGTCTTTAAAGATTTTATAAGACCAGCTTCCAGCCTGTTAACAAGCGTTACTATTTTAATAAACAACTTGACAAATATACAAAGAACCGTAAACATAAACGGTAACTTTATTCTAAGGTTGTTGTATGGCATCGGATTATTCCCGCCATAATAATTGCACGCTTTTATGCCGGAGAATCTTTCACTTCTCCATCTTTTTGACTTCTGAAAACGTGGAATGTACGATTTAACCGTATATACTCCATTCCAAAACAGGTCCCTATACGACTTTTCATCAGTATAAGTACCAAAATTATAATCAACAGTTTTATCCTCTATATCAGGATTATTTGGAATTAGATATTTTGCTCTATAATAACTCTGAGAGCTGTTTTCCATATCGGTTAAAGACGCACGGAATCGCACACGAGTTCTTGTTGGTATGCCTTTTTCCGGGTCATCAGTTGGTACCATATTACCGTATTCGTCTGTCATCATATAATCAAGATTCATAGGTATTTGGTAACACCATACACCATTTCCATCAATCAGCTGATTCCCTTTTATTGAAAATTCTTCTACATTCCCAGCTGGGGTTTTACGAATCATTTCAATTGTTCCCTCACCGGCAGTAAGTTCGTCCATTGCACCCATCTGGTTTGTAGGCACGCACTTCTTACCAACACCGTTCGAAGCGTTGTCTGATATCGCACTACCCATAAAGACACATGTAGGCTCAAATTTAAATGATATTTCTATGTCAGCCCTTGTGATACCGATTTCGTCACCGTTATCTGCATTTCCCCAGAATGGATTTACATATACAGGCTGATTCTGACTGAATATCTGAGAGAGGCTGTCGAGATTTTCGTCTTTCTTGAACTGATTAGGGTTTTCAAACTGTTCAATGGTGTAACCCTTATAAACGAAGTCTCTCGGTCTCTGGGAAAGGATACCACAGTCCGACAAATCAAGGTCCATATGTATTGTCTGCATTCCAGTAGGGACACCACAAATCAAATAGTCACCGGAAGCGTTCGTCCTTGTGGTGTAAAGATAGTAATTATCAAATACTTCCAATAAAGAATCATTTTCAAGTAAGAAGGTCTTATTTGGAAACGTTCCTACGGCCTTATGGCAATCTTTTACTGATTTGTCCGGTAAAAGATTGTATCGTATATCATCCTCGTTTCTTGTTGAAGTTGAAGTATATGGATAAAGATTCCACATCTTCATATCGGAATTCTGTTCGTCAGCCGGTATGAAGACACTAATTTTTGCGTTAGAGATCGGAAG